GGCAGATGACCTCGGTCTTGGTGGCATTACGGATGATACCGGCAGTGCCGGTCTTGACAGCTTTGGTGCTGAACCGGGTGCTACGGAAGGTGGCGAGCTCGGTCTTGACGGCATTGGCGCTGAAGGTGGCGAAGGCGGTGACCTCGGTCTTGATGGCATCGGTGGTGAAGGCGAAAGCGCTCCGGCCGAAGGCAGCGAAGGTGGCGAGCTCGGTCTTGACGGTATCGGTGCTGAAGGTGGCGAAGGTGGCGAAGGCGGTGACCTCGGCCTTGGCGGCATCGGTGGCGAAGGTGAAGGCGCTCAGGCCGAAGGCGGCGAAGGTGGCTCTGCTGAAGGTGGTGCAGGCGGCAAGGATGATGACATCCTCGGCGGCTCTAACCTTGACAATATGAGCGATGATGCTTTTGGCGGCGATGACACCAATAATAAGAGCGAAGATAAGGGCCCGAGTACTTCTGATGACGACGATGACTCCGCATTCGAAGCTGAAATGACTCAGAAGATGCCGATTCTTGAATCTCTACGTGAAAAGTACATGGATGATGTTGCTAAGGAACGCGCAAGCGCTGCTCTCTGTGAGTTCGTCCAGCGTCGGCAGATGGAGAAGAAGGCTCAACTTGAAGCAAAGTCAAAGGCTTTTGCCGCTGAACAGGTCAAGTTTGAAGCTGCAGCTGCTACGATGCGTAACGAACTTGGTAGCAAGGTTGGCGGTCTCATTGCTGAAGAGTCCAACAAGCGCGCTGAATCCATTTTGGAAAGTGCTTCCCGTGCTTACGCAAATGCACAGAAGCGCAAGGCTGACGCTATGATGGTTCATCCGAAGCCGGCTCAGGTGGAAAGCGCAGCTATTCCTGATTCATTGAAGGCTCAGCTCGAATCCATCTCTAAGGATTACCACGCTACGGTCGCTCGCGAAAACAGCGCAAAGGCTGAAGCCGCCCGCGCAGCTGCTCCGGCTCCGAAGCTCGAATCTCAGCAGGTCGCCCCGAAGGTTGCTCCGAAAGCAACGAAGGGCAAGCCGAAGACGATGCTTGAATCCCAGCTCGCTGGAATCTTGGCCAGGCACTAATTAAGATTAACCTCCTATGTTGATAGAGGGAAGGTCGAAAGGCCTTCCCTTTTTCGTCGGTAATATAGTTTCTGGATGGGCAAAACTGAATATAAACTCTGAAATAATAAGGAAGTTTGGCTATGGGACATTTCGATGGCAGGCTCAAGGAAGCCATAACAAATGCTGTAGAAAAGGCAAAGGATAAGGCGTTCTACGAATGCCTTAAGGCTCATGGCTTTTATGATGTCGCCGACCCGGACAACGGATTGAAGGACTGGGAAAGGGCGAGTGTTCCTGAGTATAATCAGAGCCGCATGACGGCACTTGCTGAAGCGATAGCCGATATGTTTGCCGATATATTGGGAAACGATGAATATGGCATCTTGAGCGTTGCTATGGAAGGTATCGTGAACAAGTTGGACCTCCGTTCTTCCATGACGGCATCCGAAATGGATGTGGTTGGCGGTGCTCTTGGCGGTTTGACATTTGGTGCGAGTGAGGGTGCTCGGCAGTCGATATCTTCTGCAGTCGCTGCCGCGATGGGTGGCAACAAGTTTGACCCCGATGTGATTCCCCCGATTTCGTTTGGCCTCAGTGGGCTTCCGTTTTCTCTTTCCAATATCTACAAGCCTGGGATGCTTTCTCCGAATTATGATTTCCTCTATGAGTGGGAACCCGAGAAGCACGATGGATTTTATGCGGTCGGAAATGAGTTGTATCTCGGGCCGGGAATCCCAATAGCGCTCGGCGGGACCGCGAAGATTTTGATTTTGCGTTCCGTGTTTGGTGTGCCTAATGTCGACAAGAAATGTCAGCCTGAAGGAGATATTGAGGGTGGACTTACGCTTGAGCAGTTCGGCATCATCCAAAAGGTGATGGATATGAATGCTAGTGAAGCGATGGAACTTGATGAAGTCAAGGAGTTCAAGCTGAACGACAAGCAGATGCGGGCTTCTTATTATAGATACATCCATTTTATCCTGTGGGGTCCGCTTAGTAACCAGAACAACTGGGGCTACTTGCACTGGGGCGCGATAGTGAACAATGCCTGCCCCGAACCGGTGAAGACGGCGGTCGCTTCATATTTGCGAACCGAGGGTCTTGCCATTGACCCGAACATCAACCCGGAAGCGTTCGCGATTTGCCACTGCTTGAATGCGGGTATGGCATATCATATCGGGCGCGATACCCCGGTGACGCTTGTTGGTCTCGATGGCCAGAAGGTGACCGCGTACAACAAGACCGAACGGCAGACCATTCAGTGTGCGAAGGGTACCGCCGAGCAGTATCCGGGCGTAAAGAAGGACTCGAAACTCGCCAATCTCCATTTCACTCTTATCGCCGATATTTTAGCTCATCTTACAAAGGGTTCTTCTGAGAACGACGAAGCGTTGCGCAAGCGCAGGGTGGCCGAGGCGAACCTCATCTATAATTATGTCGGGCTGCCGAAGATTACCTATGGCGACCCGGTAGGCAAGTACAAGACCGAGTTGCTTGGCCGGGCTGCCGCAAAGCGCGGATTGATTAGTCTGATGACTTCTAGGCTCTATGCTTACAAGAACGAGGTGTCTAACTTGGTTTCTGGCGCGGACATCAGGATTATTTATCAGAACAAGAATATTGACCCGAATAAGAACATCCTGCAGGAACGTACTAAGGATGTGCTCAAATATGCCGGCGCTCTTGCTGGCGTGAAGACGATGCCGATTTCGTCCCTTTACCGGCCGCCCGAGAAGCAGGGCGCTACTATGGCGGAGAACTGGCATTCGGGTAACCGCATTCATTACGGACCGGCAGGAACTCAGGTCAACAGTGTCTATGTGGATGACGCCCGGAAGCACCCGGGTAGCAAGCCGGGGTTTGTCTCGGATGAGAGATTCCGGACACAGACGAAGGCCGCGATGGTGAAGAAGTGCAAGGAATTGTGTGCGGTAGGGCAGGTCGTTTCCCGACACTGCTGGGATTATACCAAGGTACAGGCTGTCGATATTTCGTCAAAGCAACTGAAGGTCGAATTCAAGTATTCCGAGGATACCCTTATCCGTCTTGGACAGGTGTTCCTGATGTTGAAGCAGCAGGGTGTTCTCAAGAACTATATAGCTCCGGATGGACTGGGTTCTCCGGGAGCAAAGACGGGCGAACCGGCGTTCCACATCGAGGTGTGGACATCGGGAAGCGGTGCCGCAATCAATTTGCCTCTCGCCAAGGAAGACCCGGCGGCAATGTCACCTACTGATGCCGACCAGGTTGCAGATATGGCCAATCCCAATTTCATGAGTATCCCTGCTCTGGATGCGGTTTTCACGAAGGATAGTGTAGCAAGGGGAAGGGAAGGATAATATGGCTGAACTGTATCGCAAGAAAAAGGAACTTTTCGACAACATCGTGTATCAAGTGCTCGTCAAGCGCCTTACCGAGCCGGTCCCGGAGACCGATGCGTTCGGTATGGGTCATGTCGACGAGGTTGGAAACGAGACCAATGACCAGGAAGATTGGTCCTATACCAAGTTGGACAAGCTTATTTTCGATATCCGTTCCCTTCTTGGCAAGAATATTGGCTCCGTGGTTAAGGATTCGTTTGAAGGCGTCGACTTGATGAAGCTGATGAGTAAGCCAGTTGTCAAGGATGAATACTTGAACAAGTTCGCTCCGGTGCTCAAGTTGGTTGAGGAAACCTCGTATCTTCCCGATGCATACCGCGGGCAGGCCGGAGAGGCGCAGAAGGAAGTCGAAAGCGGTATGACGATGGAACAGCGTATTTCGTTCGCGCTTACAGTGGCTACTGCGATAATGTCTAGCATGCTCAAGGACCGGATTGTTTCCGATAGCGAATTTGATGAAGATGTTCTTTTGAAGACTGAGGGTACTTTTGGTGTGCGCTCCATCGGCGATTACAAGGAGGTAATTGGATACCTTCGAACGGCCGGGCTGTCCAACGGTAGGGAAATAACCAACGAGGGTTTGCGTCTGGCGGCCCGGTTGGCAAAGGTTTTCGCCGAAAATGGGCTAGTGTCTGACCGAGGCGGCGGTATCAACAATCAGGGCGGAAGCTGGCTGGAGATATCGCATGTCGGTTAGAAGTTACAATGGACAGCCGTTGTTTACGGTCGGGTTTGGCGATTTCGCGGCAGTAAGCGAGAGTGGGTTATTGAACAAGCGCCTCCTTTCTCGAAATATCGAAAACCCTGAATTGAAGAAGTATTTCATAAACTCTCGGAAGCCATCGTTCGCCGTGGTATACGATGATGTAATAGTTTCTTATGGCGGAAGGTAAGGTAGAGCATTATGTTATGGCGACAGAACAAACACCCTGAGACTGTAGGCGGACGGATTTTGACCCATCCGCGTAAGTATGGGATGGGTAATCCGAAGGGTGAATACTTTGACCGTGCCTTTAACAGGCAGGAAACCGAGCGTCAGGTAGAGCTCGCGAGGAACTTGGTCGGGCAGGGCGTGAACCAGATGATGTTTCCCAACGGGATTTCCCCGGACGGGTACAGTTCGTTCACTCCGCTTGTCGGCATTTCGGACCGGAACTACGACCCGGATGCCGTGCATAATGCTATTGCAGAGAACCAGGCGAACCTTTACTGGAAGAAGAATGTCGAGCGCGCGCTGAAGTACAACACGGTCGCCGGACGTTCCGAGGTGAACGAGTCACTTATCCAGATTTGCAACGAGGCTGTCTACGAGGACGAGAATGATGAGATTTGCACCTTGCAGATTTCAAAGGACGCTGATATTGGCGAGGCTACTCAGACTCGCATGCACCGTATGTTCCGCCGGACTGTCTTGACGGAGTTTCTCAATTTCTATGACGACGGCGATAAGTATATGCACTACCTGTTGGTGCATGGCCGTATCTTCTTTGAAGTTTCCTATGATGAGAATACGGGCAGCATCAAGGGTGTCCAGATGTTGCCCGAAGAGAATATGATTGTGGTCGTGCAGGATAACCTCATTATCGGTTACCGGCAGATGCTAACGGGTGCTATCAGTATGCACACGGGCGGAAAGAACTACATCGACTACTCCCCGAACCAGATTCTTTATTCTTCACTTGGTATGAACGGTCCGGGCGGCATCAACGACCCGCGCAGTATCCTCGAACCGGCGATTAAGCCGTACAACCAATTGAATACCATCGAAGATAGCGTTGTTATGTACCGAATCCTCTGGGGTTCAGAGAAGCTTGTGCTCAAGGTCGATACTTCCGGTATGCCCAAGGACAAGGCCGAGAAGTTCATGAAGGACCAGGCAAAGGTCTTCAGCCGCAAGATTGACTATAACTCTATGACTGGCGAGGTGACGAACTTCGGCAAGGTTATCGGGTTGTCGGAACACTTCATCATCGGTCTTTCTCAGGGTCGTACGGGTTCATCTCTTGAAAGGATGGCCGGCGGCGAACAGCTTGGGAACATTGATGACCTCAAGTTTTTCAAGAGGAATCTTGTCAACTCCCTTATGGTGCCGCCGGGAAGAATTACTTGCCTTGCCGGTGACAGCCAGACTTACTCGCAGGGTAAGATTGGCGAGGTTACCGTGGCGGAAATCTCGTTCGCTCGCTTGATTCAGAAGTATCAGCGCCCGATGCGCGCTATCTTGCTCAAGCTGTTCTTGATGGTTCTCGATACGGACCGGAAGATTGCCGACAGGTACAAGTTGCCATTCAATTTCCGCATCAAGTTCAAGAGGGCAAACGGCTTCAACGACTTCATCGGTGCCGAAGTGTGGAATACCCGTCTCGGTATCTTCACGCAGATGATGCAGCATACCGCCTCGAAGGAAAACCCGAACGGTGTGCTCGCCAAGGAATTTGCTCTTCGTCGTGGGCTTGGCCTCAACGATGCCGACTACTTGGAGAACAAGGAATATCTCCGCCGTGAAAAGGCCGAGGAGATGGGCGAAGGCGACGAAGGCGGTGAAGGTGGCGGCGATGCTGGTGCCGGTGGTGGCGACATGGGCGGCGGATTCCCTCCGATGTAACCGACTGGAAATATTGAAGGCTCCCGGGTTCGGGAGCCTTTCTTGTATGGAAAATTGGATGAAATCACCGTGAATGTTGTTGATTTTGGGTTAAAATCAATTTCAATGCACGTTTTTTGCGTTTTTAAAAACAGCTTTTCAACAGTCTATAAACAATATGTCAGAAGTCTAAGAGAGTTTGAGTCTCTCCCTGGCGGTAGGGTTACCGTACAGGTAAGACGGTAAACCCTATTTCAAAGGAATAAGAAAATGACACCTAACCAGTCTACATCTTATACCCGCAAATGGTCTGCTGTTCTTAACAGCAACTTGGGTCGTAAGATTAATACTCGGACCGAGGCATCTGTTCTTGCAACCTTGATGGAAACGCAGAACAAGCTCAACCACGGTCAGTTGTTCGAATCCGCCAATGTCAGCTCTGATGTTGCCCAATATCAGCAGTATGCATTGCCGCTCATCCGCCGGCAGTTCCCTGAATTGTTGGCCATGAATACCGTTGCTGTCATCCCGACAACAACTCCGCATGGTATTTACTTCGCGCTTCGTTATCTCTACGATAACGAACCGCTCAAGTCCACCGCATTCCGCTTCGGTCAGAAGCAGGAAATCGGGTATGACCTCGTTGCAGACCATACCGGTTTCGCTACGACTTTCAACCCGTGGCGCACTGCTGCTGGTGAAATGCTGAGCAACTTCTCTGAAGGTACTCAGGAACGCACCGGTCTCGCTTACCCGTACGGTGCTTCTTACGGTCAGCTCTACAACAACTTCGGTGGCGACACGATGGATGGCTCTGATGAACTCGGTGCTTATGCATACAACATCAAGAAAGCCAGCATCAAGGTGATTTCCGGCGCTATCCGCGTTGGTACTCGCGCTATCAAGAGCCATTACACGCTCGAACTTCAACAGGATATGGCCGCTGCTCACGGCCAGGACGTTGAAGCTCTCTTGCTCGAAGGTCTCCAATTTGAGATTCAGCAGGAAATCGACCGTGAAATCCTCATGGCTATGGTGATGGTCGCTCAGAACGAAAAGCTCGGCGGTGAACGCGTTATCACTGTTGACCTTTCCAAGACCGAATCCGGTCCGGCTAAGGGTCGTTGGTCTGCTGAAAGCATCGCTTCCGGCATTGTCAACACGCTTATCGCTGTGTCCCGTAAGATTTCCTTGACAACCCGTATGGGTTGCGGTAACTTCGCGATTGTCTCTCCGGATGTCGCTGCTGCTATCGCTACTGTCAACACCGGTATCTACAACCCGGGTGGCTACCTCGGCACGAATGTCGACTTCCAGCCGGCCGGTGGTGTTGCTGACGCTGGTACGCTCCTCAACGGGCAAATCAAGTTGTACCAGGACATCTACGCGAACGCCTCCTACGCTCTCGTGGGCTTCAAGGGTGGTCGTCAGGGCGAGTCCGGCATTATTTTCATGCCGTACATTCCGTATATTTTCACCAAGACTGCAGGGCAGGAAGATGGTTCTCCGCGCCTCATCGTCAAGAGCCGCTACGCTATCGTGGCTAACCTCTTGGGTGCCGGCCAGTTCTACCGTCTCGTCCAGTTCCTCAACGTCAACAACCTCATCACGGGTATCGACCTCAACGAAACTCCGTGGCAGAGCAACGGCTCCTTCAGTGGCGACAGCCTTGAACCGGGTCTTGAATATGTTGTTGACCAGAACGACCAGATGGTCAATGCTCCGGGTGGCTTGAGCTTCGAAAACAAGCGCTGGTAATCAATCCAGTCTTGAAATAGAAGACCTGAATATGAACGGGGTGCAGAGAAATCTGCACCTCGTTTTTGTTTTTGTTGAATAAAAGGCTAAATGTCTTGCTGCGGTCGGGGTAATTCCGTATTTGGTATAGTTTACAAAATACGACGATATATAAACTATGGGGTATGTTTAACCGGGGATAACTGATATGCTCGAGAACAAGGCATCGATTGACTCCAAGACAATAAAGGCTCTGATGAGTGGCGTTATTAATGGTAACACTGCCGAAGTGTCCCGTATTGTCGGGGCTTGTGTCGAGGCTGAGTATCGTAAGCGGATAGACAAGGCAACTAAGGCTGTATTCGAGTCTATAGCCGCGAATGTCAAACCGGTCATTTTAGGATAAGGGGTGTCTGATGATTCTGGTTGAAGACATAAATCCTGGCGTAGCCCAGTCTAAGATTCGCTACGAGGACCGTATTGGTCTTGATGGCAAGCCGGTTAAGAGGCTTATCATTGAAGGCTATGCGTTGGTCTGCGATATCGCCGGTATTAACGGGCGTGAGTATCCGAGGGATATTATCGCGCGAGAAATTGAACGGTTGAACCGTGAAGCTGTCCCTTATGGTCGTCTGGCTGCGGAACTTAACCATCCCCGCCTTGACCCGGAAGGAAATTCCAGGGATTACCCGATATGCGAGCTTGACTTGTCCAAGATGTGCGCAGTCGTCGAGGAACTCCGCATGGAAGGGAACAAGGTGTACTGCCGGATGGTGGTCGCCGAGGATATGGATGCCGGGCACAACCTTGCGGGTGCTTTGAAGGCCGGGTATCATCCGGGCTATTCAATCCGTGGTGCTGGTGATACCATCCCGAAGGGGGACCACGAGGTTATTACCGACAATTACACCCTTATCACTATTGATGTTGTCGGCAACCCGTCATTTGGAAAGTCGGCTATTGTTAATTCACGATATGAAAGCCAGGCAATGCCCAAGAATATGAAGGCGCTTACCGAGTCCGCTAACAACCTCAGACGGGAGGTGGCGGTCAACCATAGGCTCCGTGACTTGGGCTATCGGCAGTTCGAGGTTTCTGGCTTCATGCAGTTTGCTTACTCTCAGGTGTAAAGATGGAACTCAATAAGATATTGACAGAAGAAGAACTTAAGGGATTGAATTCCGATGTGGTGGCGAAGTTGGAATCCGCGCACAAGGCTGAACTGGAACAGGCGGCCAAGAATGCTGATGCCAAGAGTGCTGCCAAGTTTGAGTCGCTCGCAAAGGCGCTTGGACAGAAGTTCAATGAACAGGTCAACAAGGCGGTCACTGAGAGTGTCGGCAAGATGCAGAACGACGCTATCAAGAGTAAGATGGCGACAGCGCTTACTCAGGTGGCTGGAATCCTTGAGAGTATCGGCATCCCTGCGACCGAGGAAACCAAGCGTCTTAAGAAGGAACTCGAACTCAGTACTGAGAAGATGCAGAATGCCTATGCCGAGGTCGAGAGTATCAAGAAGCAGTTGAATCAGCAGGCGAAGATTAACCGCATCTATGAGTTGACCAAGGGTTGCGACAGCGATACGGTCAACCGATGCATCGAGCGCTTCAAGAAGGAAGACCTCCGCGCTATTGACAAGGTTGCGATTGCCAACTTCATGGATAATATGGACACCGGTGACGGCAATACCTATTCAGTCGATGTGGATGTTACCAAGGTTCGCCCGGGTGAACGCCCGAATTCCGCTATCATGGATAAGGTCGAGCTTGCCCTTAGCGACATCAAGGACGATGCTGATATGGATATGCCGGGGTTCCTCGCCGAGGATAATCCGGATGTTAGGCAGCCTGTTCGCCGTAGGAATATGCTAGGCGAGGCCAGTAGGCGTCCGTTCAAGCCGGAACGGGTTATGTTCCCGGCTACGGGCAGCGCAATGTTGGAAGCTCAGCAGAATAACTCCCCGATGGACGAGGATGTGCGCCGCGCTATGGAAGCCGGTGCAGCCTTCGAGGGTCTCGGGTTTGGAAGATTTGGCTAACCGGGAATTTCGTCTCCTTGGTTCCCGGTGCGGCGGGGCAGTGATGCCCCGCCGTTTTTTAATCTAGTTTAAGGCGTAGATAAACTGTGAAAGACGGAGACTCCCGCATGAATCAGATGGATTTTAACTCAAGACCACAGAACTTTAGCCGGCGTATGCCCGGCACGATGGCAATGCCTAATCAGCAGGCACAGCCTCAACCGGGTGGCATTTATGTCAGGCCGCTCAATAACGGTGGCGCTCGCCCGATGGGTGGTGGCAATTTTGCTCCCCGTCCAGGCATGAACCCCGGGATGAATCCGGGTATGGGCCCGGCGCCGGGCGGATATGGCAACGGCATGCAGGGGGGAATGGCTCCTGGGCAGGGCGGATACGCCAATGGGATGAATGGTCCCTATAATCCCGGAATGAACGGTGGTTACAATAATGGAATGGCTCCGATGCAAGGCGGTGGAATGGCCCCCATGCAGGGTGGCTATGGCCGTAGGCGCAATTACCGAACCGAAAATATCAATGCCGGTGAAACTATTATCGGTATGGACCGTACGACACCTAATGGTGAACGCTGGGACCAGGTTCGTCTTGGTGACGTTCGCGATAATCTCTCCAAGGAAGAAGCCGATGCTCGTCTTGACCAGCTCGACGACTTCATGGAACAGATGAAGGGTACGGTTGACCTCGGTGTTGCTTCTCCGGGGAATGTGGACCAGATTCAGTCATCCATCAGGCTTCTCGTTGAGCTTTTGCTTGACCCGAATTGCTGGTTGCCGACTGATGTTATCCAGAATCATCGTGACATCATTACTAAGAAAGGTGCCATCGTTGCAAAGAATTTGTGGCAATTTGGCAATGCGATTGCGATTGCTACTAGGACTAACCAGTTGCCTCCTATCGAGGAATTGATGCCGCAGTCTCGTGACCAGCGTCGTGCCGCTGCACAACAGCAGGGTGCCGTTCCTCAACAGCAGCCGGTACAGCAGCAGGGGCAGCCTCAGTATCAGCCGCAACAGCCGTATGCTCAGGGTCAGGGACAGTATCAGCAGCAACAGCCGGCATATCGCCGATAGAAAGTTATTATGAATACGATTAGCCTTATACATCGCAAGTACAAGGAGAGTACTGAGATAAAGGCCGCTTGGGAGTCCGGGCGGGCTTATTGGGTTGAGTGGCTTTCGGCGGATTCCGAGGGGAATCCGGCGTACCACTTATGTCCTCCTGTGTACGGATGGTATACCGAAGCGTTGAAGGCCGGTAAGATACCGGAACTCGACAATGCGGTGTATTTGGCTACTCTGACTTTCGGCCCGGAATTTCCGTATGCTGTTGAGCATATATGGGCTATCCCGGAACATAGGGATACGGTTGATACGAGCGATTATGTTAATGGTGAATTGCCTGAATTTGTCGGCAATTTGTTCTTCGTGAATGACGGCAAAAACTGGGAATTGTATACAACTTCAAATGTTGTTCCTGATGCGGTGTGGTTCTTGGTCGATTACAAGGCAGCTGACGGAAAGACGAATCGGTTTGAATATTCGATGCCCATTGCGTTTCCTACGGAATCGCGCGATGCCGTATTCTCGTTGACCGGTACGACTTACCATTTCAAGAATAACACGGCTGAAGACTGCATCTTTATCGGTGATTTGGTTTATGATAGTGCAGTTGGTGAAATCCTAGAAGTTAACTATGATGCCGATTGCGAAGAAGGGGTTGAATGTCCGTTCTATGTTGTTCGTGACAGTAACCGGTTTTCGCTTTGGACTCGCTATACCGTAAGTGATAAGTCGCATGTAGCCTTTGATGTTCCTTTGTACATAAAGTACGTCGATGTTATTACAGGTGATGTCAAGGAAATCGTCAAGCACTTTACGATACACGGTATAAGCATCGATATGGTCGCCGAACCGTTTGTGAAGTATGTAAGGAATCTTGCAAGCAAGATAGATTCCACTGTACAGGTCGATATACTTGGTGGAAACTTCACCGATGATATGGCGGTACGGATTGCGTTATCGGATGAATGGGTGGATGTTATACCGTCGAGCGAAATTTTGTTCGGGAAGGAAGGTTCCTGGGACAAGATGAGCTTCATTATGGACGGTAACCACGCCTATAAGGTGAATGGCGAGGAAGTATGCGCCGTATATGACCTTCAGGTCGGGTATGGCGATGCACAGGGATTTGATGCTCGTGGTGGCACGGGCGATGTCAAGATGGCGCTCGAGAATAACATCGGGCTGATTCGCTATAAGTTTGATGAATCGAATGAGGAAGCCAAGAAGATTGCTTCGGCTGGTACGCTTGTGACTACGGATAAGCCGTGCTTCTATAGTTCGGAAATTTCGATGGTCTACGATGCGACTGATTCTGATGGCAATATGCAGCTCAATGGAGGTGCAGCCGGAAAGTACGGGAAGACAATCTACTGGAAAGTCAATCCGAAGGTCGATTGCGAAAAGGTAAGGTTTGTAAAGGTCAAGTTGAAGTACAACAAGCGCCTTGATTATCGCCACGGTGAGATGGTTCTTGACGGAATATATCTCAGCGACGGTGATATCGTGTGGCTCGACGGACAGCTCGACGGGACGGATGGCCTTTGGGTCGTTCGTGCGGGGGCTGACTGGGAAGGCTTGGCGGACTATATCAACTATCCTGACGAAGCGGCTGAATTTAGTGACCCGTGTACAAGTCCGAAGCGCACTCCGTTGGCCGTGGACGATAATGTGTTTGTTGACCTCGGTGCTAGGGTGGGCGATTCGGTTAGTTACAGGTGCGCACAGGATGTGCCGAATAAGTATGGGATGCAGTATGTCTGCGGTCATACAACTGAACCGGGCGACCTATTGCTCCTTACTAACCAGTCCGACGGAATGAACGGGGTGTGGGAAGTTACTTGCGCCGAATGGATTTA